GGGGGTCGGCCGACAGGCTTGTCAGCAGTGCGAGTAGCCATTCCATGTTCACCAGCCCTCTTGGTGATTGAGAACCCGGTCGCCGTTGGCATCAACCTGATGAACGTACTCGTTGGCGTAGACCTTCGGCATGACTGGCGAGTGTGCCATGAGCACCCACAAACCCAGCTTGGCGACCTTCGCCAGAAACTTGAGCACCGGCCGCTCTGGCTTTGGCCTGGGGGCCGGCAGCGTTTGGAGAGCAAGGCCGCCAAGCACCACGGCGGCCACGATCACGACGACGTTTTTATCGACCTTCATCTGAACCCCCCGGCTGCAGCCAATTCCCATTGTGGAGATCACGGTATGCAAACCCATCTACGCCACCAATAGCCCAGCAGTCGCCTTGCGTCAGCGCGGCCTCGATGTTCTCGCGGCTGGCCCAAAAGGAGCCGGCCGGCTGGTCTGCCGGCCACCGGCCACCGGCGCACCACCGCTCGCTCCACGAGTTTTGGACTAGGCCCCCGTCCCGCGGGCTTCCGTTCTTTTTGTGCCGCGTTGCCCAAACCAGCATGGCATGGGACCACGGCGTACCCCGCTCGAGGAATCCGTCAGCATCACGCACAGGCTGGCGGCCGTCGGCCCGGCCGTAGCCCACGTTGCTGCAGAGCACAACGGGGCTTCCCCGCTCGACCGCCGCACACAGCTCGTCCCATGTGTTGACCTGGGCGACCGCGAGGGCCTTGTGCTTGTTGGCCTCGCGGGCCAGCTCGTCAGGGACGCCCGTTGCACCCCACTGCCGGCTCAGAGGGATCGAATACTCCGAGAGATTCCACTGGCCGTATGTCTGACGGTAGAGGATCCCGCCGACCCCGGGCTGACGGCATCGCCCGCTGATCCACCGGGCCGCCCCGGAGCCGGTCGCGCCGTCGCCCCCGGGCTGCGACGAACGCCCCATGCCCTGGACGCGAGCACCGCCGTAGACCGGCTCAGACGCGACGGTAGGGGGCGGCATTGGCAACCGGCCAACCGCCCAATCCGTCGCCTGCCCCGTCCGAGCACCCAACGAAAACGCGAACGACACGCACGTCCCGGCCGACCCCTGGTCGAGACATCTCCACGGCACCCCGTAGACCGCCTGGTGCGCCTTATCGACGTACCGATACAGAAACGTATCGACCCCCTTGGCCTGGGCTACGGCATCGGCACCGGCATCCCTAAACGTCGGATGCTCGAGCTGGCCGAGGAACTCGCGGGTGGCCTCCGGGTCCGGCTGGTAGCCGTAGTTCGCCTCGAGGTGCGTCACGACTCGGTGCGTGAGAATCTGCACGAGCGACCCCAGCAGGGCCGCAAACGCAATAAACGCAATAGCCCCAAGGCTATATCTACTTCGCGGCATCGGCGGCGGCCCTCCCCAACGCACGGAACGCCGCGACCCACTCGGCCCGCTTCTCAGGCGTCAGCGGCCCGCCGCCCGTCCCGGCAGTCGAGTCGAGGTACGCCTGGATCGCAGCGCGGGCCTGCGGCTGACGAGCACCGATCGACTCGCCCCTCATCCGCGATTCGCGGGCGGCGATCCGCAGATCCTCAATTTGTGCCCCAGTCTTAATCCGCTGCTCGGCCACCGGCTTGTCGCCGTCGAACGACAGGCACTCGGCCAGCTCGTCGCACAGCCCGGCAATGCAGGCGGCGTCGGCCGCGGCCGTCTCGCCTTGGAACTTTCCGCGGAGGCTGAACTCGCCCGGCCCCAGCGGGGCCGGCGGCCGCGCCCCCTCGCCGGCAGGCAGCAGGAGAACCGCAACCGCCACGAGCACCGCGGCCACGATGTATCGGTTTTTGCGATTCACGGCAGCTCGCTCCCGTTGACCAACGACAGGGTGATCGTTTCGATGGCGGCCTTGGCCTTGTCGTCCAGCGTTTCCGTCGCCTGCAGCCGCTCACGAATTTCGACAACCAGCTCGAGGGCCTCGCGGCACGTCGCATGGCCCGGGGCCTTGGGCGCGGGGGTCGGCAGGGAAAACGCCGGGCGGTCGGCGGCCAACGGCCAAAGAGCGACAGCGGCGGCAGCGGCCAGCAGAAAACAGACGGCGATCATTTGGCGGACCTCACGAGGGGGAGCAACTGGTCGATGGCACCGGACGCTAGAGCGAGCACGAGAGCACGGAGGGGGACACGACAAAGAGCAAACAACGGCAGGCCGGGAAACGGCACCGCCCGCACGGCCACAAGGTCGAACAGGGCGGCCACGGCCCCGAGGGCCACGTCCTTTTTCTCGGGGCCGGATAGCTTCGGCATCGTGTCGAGGGCCGCCGTCACGAGACGAAGCAGCGCGACGAGCAACGCCCCAAACTCCTGCCAAGTAATTCCGCCAACGGCGGCCAGCTTGGCCGACTGAAGAAACGCCCCGACCTTGGCGGCCAGATCGTCGTGCGGGTCAGCGGCGGCCACGGAGGCCGCGGCAATGTCGGCCGTCATTTGATGAGTCCCTTTTCCCAAAGGGCTTTTGCCGTCTCGACGTTGCAGCCCAGCTCGTAGGCGAGCTGCTCCCAAAACGTGACGGTCGGCCGCGGCCTGGACGTGATGCAGCCGAGGCCGGTCTGCTTGGAAGGCTGGTAATGCACATGGTCACCGCCCGAGCCGGGGGCGGCGATCGGCTCGCGGCCGTGTTTGCCGCGGCGGAATGATGTTTCGTCTGTGCGGGCTTCGGCGCGTCGGAACACAGGCTGTCTCCTAGCCCGTATTGTACCTTTGTTCACCACGCGGCCGGCAGCACTCGGCACCCTAGCAAGGAACTGCTAGGGCCTCGAGCACACGGGTCCGCAGGGCATCCAGATTCCCGTAGTTTTGAATCTCTACTTCATGCTCGCGCAGCACGACGCCGGCCTCGCTCGAATGGCCGGAGGCGGTCGCCGGGCCGAGCCGATGCACCCGCCACACTTCGCCCCCTGGCATTGCGCGGATGGCGGCCGCCTCGTTTTCGAAACGAATGTCCGCCACTGCCACAGTCTCAACTCCGGCCTCCCGCAAGGCCGCGATTCGTCGCTCGAGCAATCGAATCCAGACGTGACGGTCAACCAGCTCGCGGCCCCACTCTGTGCCCAACGTCTGAAGCATCTGCCGCGGCGACTTGCCGAGGCCGGGCACCGGCTTTTCCTTGTAGTGCGGGCTTCGCAGCATCGACTCCGGCAATCCCAGCATCGCAGCCAGTGCCGCATAGAGCGGGTCGGCCAACTGGACAACCACCGCCCCGGGAATCATGCCGGCCACAGTCGTTTTGCCGGAGCCGGCGCGGCCGGAAATGCCGATCACGCGAAACGCTTTCCCGGCCTCTCGTATCCGGCGGTGCATTTCTTGGTGCCGTCCGCGGACACCGGCCCAATCCGATTCAACGTCGCAGGCCGCTTCGGCCGCCGGAGGCGGTATCGAAATACTCTCGTCGGCCTCGGCGGCCGGTTTCTCCACGAGCTGCCGGAGTGTTGAGTTTTCCATCTTCATGCCAGCGAGCATCCCCACGAGCACCTCCCGATCATTGAGTAGCCGTGCAACGTCCGCGGCCAACGAGCCGGCGGTCCCGGTCCACTGACCTTGGTAGCGGTAGGCCCGTCGCCGGGCGTCCGCGAGATACTCGGCCGCCAACAGCTCGGTCATCGTGTCCCTCCGATCCGCGGGCCGGCGACGTGCATGGCCTCGAGGCCGCCGGCGTAGTCGTAGATGAACAGCTCCATTGCCTGCCGGTTGTGAACCCAGCCATGGGTGGCGTGATAATCGTCCGCCGGGCCGAGGGACGGAGCGACACGCACTAGCACCCCGTCGATCGTTTCAATCGGCCTCGACCACTCGGCGGCCTGGTGATGCAGGTGGCCGGTATGAATCTCCCGGTACGGGCAGGTTGCCCACTTGTCCGCCGACTCCAACGCCATGAGCTGCGGCAATTTCTTCTTGGCATGGTTGCCGTGGGCGAACCCCAGCAGATTGCGGCCGTGGCTCGCGTACTTTCGGCTGGTGTACGCCTCGTCAACGATCACCCG